CATTTTAGAATCTACGGTTTGTACACCCTTTGTTCGAGATAATTCTGTATTTAAATTATTAATATACCTCGCGATTACTGGAATCGCATCTAATTCATGTTGATTGTTAGTTTCTCCTGATAAATTGGTTTCCAAAATTGATCCCATTGATGACAAAAGTTGAGTTGTTCCATATAATTTCGGTAATAATAAATTATTTACTGTGGTATCTTGTGCGGCGGAATAACTATTAGGCGCATTCGTTTCCTGGTTAGTGTTTACCGTATCAATGTTGTATAAAATAGTATATAAGAACCCTGATTTCGATAGATTTGGTATATTATCGTATTGCACTCCATCAATATATATATTAAAACTAGAAACGGGATAACAATTGGTTCTATTTGGTATTATTAATAATTGAAGTAATCCAGGACTAAACGCGTTTACGGATATCGTAGGTGGAAACGGTGTTACTGCACTAACAAATCCCTTGTATCCCTGGGGCCATTTATTCCCGCTATTCGTCATAACATACCGCTGTCTAGGAAACCAAGTTTGAACCTTTGTGTCCCAACACAACGTCGCGGAACCGGGTACATCTGAAGCCGAAGCAGGATTACAAATTACAGAAGATGTTGCGCCGCGTTTGATTATTTCACCAGTACAAGGATTCGCAAATGTTCCACAGACTAGATTACCTCCATCTTGTACAGAAAAGCCAGTACAACCATTCGGGTTTGGAACCGCATATTGGAAAGGACCAGAAATATTATTTGGCTTCCCAACAAGGTTATTTGGAAATGGGAGTATACTGGAATTCACTCGCAGTAAGCCGGTTGTATTTGGATTCGTATATGTTTCACTCTGTGTAGCAAATACCTTGGTTCTATTCGGTCCAAATCCTTTTGCCAATTGAGAGTATTTCTGTTTTTTTGTTAATTGTGAGCTATTTCCTTTATACTGCAGAATGTTTCCCTTTTGTATCAACTTGTCCTCATAATTTGCTTGTGCTAAAGTAACCGTTTGATTTGTAAGTGGAATATAAACAGACTGATAAACATTGTTTGAAGCGTCGGTAAAAGTACATGGGTTTTGAACTCTAGACCACGCTCTCGGCGGACGAGGGTTATACCTATGTGAATTTGACATCTATATATAGATTATTTATTTATTTACAGTAAATAATCTATTCCTTCGACTAAAATATACGGAATATAATCGGCTAACTTACATATTTCCGCCTGGACCAACAGGATTAAATGAATCACCCGCACCATAAAAGAACCATCTTAGCGATAAATAGTCAAACATTTTATCATTCATTCCATTCGAACCAATCATCTTGGTATTTGGACCCGCACTCGTTAGTTGCTGAATAGCCGCCGTTCCTAAAGCATAATTGTAATACCACAAATTAGAAATATATCCATCAAACCCCCCGTTCATTGCCACGTACACATTGCCGTAGTTTTGCTTCGGGACTCCCACCAAGTTAACGCTTCGCGCGATTGTTCCATTCACATATACATCAAGCGTCGTATTTTGGCACCTTATGATAACGTTAACCCACTTATTGAGAGGAATATCCGGTATCAATAATTCTTCATTTATCACATGGAAAGTATTCATCATAACGACAAGTGTATTCGTGTTCGGTGCGATATACAATCCGGGGGCGTTATTCGGCTGTATTAGCCCATTCTCTGCTAAATTACTATTTCCCTTACTAAAAATGTGTTTATATGTTCCAGCATTTCCGGATTTATTTAGACTGTCAATAAATAACCACACGGACCACGTGAACTCGATGCCATTTGTCGCATCTACAGATCGATAAATAGTAACCGCATTATTGCTGCTCGGGTCTTGCTCAAACACGATCATTTGTGACGCATCAACCATACCATCTATAAGATGCGGCGACTCGCTCGGCTTCAAAAAATAAGACATGACTGAAATACCAACTCTTAATAAGATAATAAAAGCAAAAATGACTAATAACAAGAATGCGAATTTAGCTATCAAACTATTAGACTCTAAAAATTCGCTGGCCCCAAAAGTTCCACTATTTGTCGAAAATGAATTAAAAGTACTATTGCTGCTCATATATATATTAAATAAATAAGAAAATTAAATAGTTGCGAACAATTAAATAGTTATACTACTTTGTGTATTTCCATTTTCTACTAAAGATACTTGAACTTGATAAGCGCCAAACATATTTGTCCATGAAGAATATCCGCGAGAGTATATATTCCAAGCCTCCTGAGGATTTATAGAGTTGGGAATGTATTGTAATTTAGATGTCCATCCATCAAACCCGCCAGTAGGTGTCACGTAAATATTCGAATTATTGTTAATATTTGCGACACCTGGCAACAAGCAGGTTCTGACAAGTTTTCCGTCAATATAAACATCCAATGTTCTTCCATACACACTCATAGTCAAATTCACCCACTTCTGAATAGGAACATTTGACACGGAGCACGTATGAACAACTGTGGTTCCTCCAGGTGTGGTTGGTTGCTGGTCAACTCCCGGGAAACACCCTAAAGAAATGGAAATATTGTTCTCAGCAGCACCCAAAACAACTGCCGGGCATGGGTCTAATCCACTTACACCTTCGACAGATCCGCCGCCTTGTCCGCTTGTCGCGCCCATTCTTCCAAATATAACCTTAGGCTCACCATAACGATAATTCCAGTTATTCACATAAAACCACACTGAATAAGCAAAATTGCTGGCAGGCACATTGCTTCCGTTTGTTGCTAAAGATGAAGCCGAAATTATGGAGGAGGTTTTGCCGTCCTGTATGCCTTGAAGCAGATATGGATCTGTAAAAGTATATCTTAATAACATCAAAACAAGAACAATAACGACAATTGTAATCACGATACTTAAGGGACTCATTGTATAATATAGACGTAGAAATTTTCTAATTAAATTAATGAATTAATTCGAAAATAAATTTTGGCTTGGTTAGCGAAATACTTAAACAACCGCCTTTATCGACGAGTTCACCTGATCGATATTTTGGGCTAAGATTGTTTTGTTTGAATCGTTAAGAACCGGCGGGGTTTTGTTTTTAACCATATTGTATAAATAATAAATGTTTGACGCATTTAAAGCGCGTTTAAAATAAACAACATTACATATTCCACCATTAATACCATTATCCTCTCCAATTGTTAAATTATCAAGCGTGTAATAGGGGACAACTCCTACACTTGATTTGACGAGGTCTCCGTTTAAAAATATATCCAAAACGCCACCACTGTAGTTAATGATTATGTTATTCCATTTTTGTAGTAACACATTGTCGTTTGTATAAATAATTCTGTTACCATCTTCATCAAAATCAGTCAATTTATTATTGGTTATTTTAGATAGATCCTTCTGATTCATAACTATTTTTAGCGTATTTGTTTCACCTTTATAAAGGACATTGGGCTTATTCCCGAAGTTCAATAAGGACGTGTATTTGCTATAAGATGGGTTGGTGTTCGGAGGCGATGCGTCTAAAAAGACCCAAAATGAGATAGCATACTGGTATTCAAAATTATCGGTTCCATTTAGATCTTGATATGTTCCTAATGAATACACCGAATTTGTATAAACAGGCTTATTTACAAGCTGTGTACCGCCTTGCGTATTTATTATATTGAATACAGATGGCGTATAATAATACGCAACTAATAATACAGACACTGCTATTACCATTAATAACGACCCCGTTGTATTTGCGTCCACGTTACCTGATACGATATTACCAATATTATCAAATATGCCGCTAAAAAAACACGGAATATAAAAGATGCTATTCATTATCATTGAAAAAAACGCGTTTTTATTTGCGTTGCCGGCTGGTAAACGAACAACTACCGTTTTATAAATCAACCCAAGCACTAATATAACAACCAATAAATTTAATACAAGACTTACTATGCCGGATTTTCCTGCGGAATTTTGGATATTATAAACCACCCATGCAATTATTAGGCCTGATATAACAATCCCGAATAAAACCAACATGGCCCGTTTGAACAGGTTCAATTTACCATTTGCTATTGAATTGTCGCCCGCGCCTGAAAATACACTACCGCCTATTAAAATCGTCCATAAAATAGAAATTAGTAGCACTATAACCATTGAGCCCCCGGCCATTTCCTTATCGTTGAAAAACCCCCCAGGATACTTTGCGATTACAATGGTAATGACTATAATAAATAGCAGAAAACCTATGCTACTATACGATGCTAATTTTGAAAAGTTATCCAGGAAATTACTTGATTTTGATCCCGTTGGTGTAGAAATGACCTTGTCAGGCAGTGTTAAAAGAATAAGTAGGTATAAAAGGGAAAAAACGGCAATTAAAATAGTTAGTAGCAGTGAATATCCAAAATATTTTTGAATATACCCGCCCGGGTCCGAATTGTAATAAACAATAAAAATAGTGATCAAACAGAACAACAATATCATTGTTTTAATCCGCTCGTAATTTACGTTAAACTGTTCAACATAGTTGCTTGAGGCTCCCATATAAAACATGAGCACGCACCCAATAATAGTAATCGGAGCTATAATGTGGGCATATTTGTTAACGGATTCTCCTGGTGTTATCATGAAAAATAATATTAAACCAATTGTGTAAATAACAAAATATGTCACATTGCTAATTTGTTCAAATAAGTTCTTAACCTCTTTAAGGTTAGGTAATAGTGCTATGCATATCCCTACTACTAGTAGAACAAAGAATAATACTACAAATGTATCAGCCACTGCTTCTTCCGCTGATTTACTTGGTCTACCTTTAAATGGATTTGGAGCTTTGCTCATAAAACAAATTAAAACAACAATCAACGCAATTATAAATGCCAATAGAGTATATAATATTGATGGGCTTTGTAAGGCCGGTAAAACATTTGTATTTGATGATGTGGCAGGTTCCATGATATATTATTATATTATTATAAGACAATAATATAAAAATAATAATCTAAACTGACTGGCCCTCCTTGAAAATTAATCTTCTACTTGTTCGCGTTTTATTGGCGATAAGTCTTCATGATTTACATATTTTCGTCTGCGGTTTTTCTGCCATGACAGTTGCGGCATAACGCAATTAGGTTTTGAACATCATTTCCGCCACCATATTCTAAGCGTACCTTGTGATCAATTTCGAAGGTATGGTCTAGTTGCGATTTACAGTTACCGCATTTCCAGCTTTGATTCGAAGCAACATATTTCTTTTTTGTCTCGCTGACAGAGCGTTTTGTGCCATTTTTACCCGAGCTGGTTATTCTTCTCTCCCCGCAAAACCCAGGGGAACTAATCCCATTAAAAGATTCCATAAACCCCGCTTCGTCTGTCTCGTTTTTAGACGAGAAATCTATTATAGGACTCAACATATCCAATGAAGACTTATCGATGGGCATAAGTTTAACAACATTATTCGCATATAATAACATATTTCTTCCTTGAGACGGGTTGCGTTTAAGCATTAAATATATCCCTACACCAAGTAGAACGTAAAAAATCATGCGGTAGTATTTTTTGAATGACAGTAGCATTTTTGTATATTTTCCATCAGCATATGCGTTATATACAAAAAATGCTGTCAATCCTAATACAAATATTTCTAATCTCATTATATATAATAAAATAATAATAAAATAATAGGCAATATTGTAAATAAATAAATAATCGTAATATTATAAATAAATAATACATAATAAATAAAATCTATACAAATACTATATACGATGATGAATCTATTGTTTTTTGTAGGAATGTTGACATTTTTGTCATCTGTTTCATCGTTTAAAGGTCTGCGCGGCACCGATTATACAAGCGATGCGCTAAATGATCAGATAACCAGCTTACCTGGGCTTACTACTAAATTGGAATTCAATCAATTCAGCGGCTATTTAAACTTACCTAACACTGAAAAACAAATACACTATTGGTTTGTGGAATCAGAGTCTGCTCCCGCCGAGGATCCAC